TCCTCCGCCCGTTCTGCTTCCCAAATAGTTAGAAATCAACACTGCTCCGACAACAGCTATCGCTGCTCCTACAATAAGACGTTTTTTTCTTTCTTTATTTTGCATCTCGGCAATTTCTTTTTCTTGATCAAACCGCTGTTTTTCCATTTTCATCTTATATTTTTCTTGATCCTGTTGTTTATCAAGATCTCTACCGGCCGCATCATCTAAGACTTTTTTTTCTGTGGAATATTGTTGCTTCGTTTCTTTTTTATTCTTTTTATAATTATATTCGTCAATAATTTTTTGCTGTTTTATTTTATTTTCTAAACGAACGTTACTGTTCTGTATTCTAGATATTGTATTCTCATAAGTTCTAACATTTTGCTGAGTATTTTGCATGCTTTTTATTTCTTCCGTTGCACGAGCTCTTGAGATTCTATCTGCATTTTTTCTAGCTTGAGTTTTACTTTCTTTCTCTCCGCTAGCTATTTGACCAATTGGAACATAGTCGTCCTGAAATATCGACATTCCTCTCTTCATTCCTTTTCGTCCGGAATGCGATAAATATATCGGATCGAACATAGCCGAATGGGTTGCGCCAAGTGACAGTCTCATATTTTTAGCATTTATCAAATTTTGAACACTGGCCCATATTCCAACAGCAGAAGCAGCGGCAGCTGTCGCGCCTCCGACAATACCAAGTATTTTCATTGTGGTATCGTAATTAGAAGATTTCTTTTTGTCAGTTAATTCACGTAATCTATTTACGGAGGTTATACGTTCGATTTCTTTTTTTATTTCTTCGGTGTCCATTGTTTCGATTCTAGCATGGTTCTGAGCATTCTCTAATGCTAGATCAGAAGCTTCTTTATTCTTTGCGATAGATTCGATTGCCGGATGAATAGTTCTTTCGGCATCTCCAACTTTCGAAATTGTATCTTTGATATTTTTAACGTCGTTATCGAATTCTTTTTGTCCAAGGTCTGTCCTATAATAATCTGTAGAGCCATCTCTTCTTCGAAATTCGTTATAACGAAGTCGTCCTTCTGCTGTTAAAGTTCCATCAGGATTTTGCCAACGACGAACTCCCCAGAGCATGCCTTTGATTCCGCCATGTGATAAATATCTTGCATCAGAGATGGCAGAATGTTTTGCATATTGAGAATTGCTAAGCTCTTTCATTTTTTTCTCTATTTCGTCATGATCTGGATTATTTTTTGTAGGATTTCCATTTTTATCATGCCATGATGGATTCAGTTTTGTGTTATCGAATGTTTTTTCTTCTTCGCCTTTTGCCGGGGTTCCTATAGGTTCATAATCTCTATCGCCAAATATATGATAACCTCGTTTCATTCCTTTTCTACCGGAATGCATCAGAGAGTTCGCAGAGGCGAAAATATCTTGCGTTTTAATTGGCATGACAATCACCTCCTTTTAATCGTCTCCGCGTTTACGACCTTTTGGATTATAATATGGATCGTACGCAAAATTCTCAGGAGAACTATACAAAAATTGTCTTCTTTCTTTTTGAACTTTTGCAACAGTGTTTGCCATACTTTGCTCATTATATCCATGTGTATCATTTTTAAATGCGTCGGCGATTTCTTTTCTTATTTCTGGATTTTTATAATTTTCATATATTGTATCATGACCCTCTTTAACATTTTTTCTGTATTGATTTCTCTCTTCCTTCATCGTCTTCTCTGCATTCATAGCGGATCGAGTTGCTTCATCTATCGTAGGAACCATAGCGAATCCGTAACCGGTTGAAGCCAAGAGTGCCGCTCCGACGGAGGTCGATACCAGCGATGTAACAACGTCTCTATTTACATCTTTTTTATTCTTTTCTTTGAAGGCGGCATAAACTTTAGAATCAGGGTCTTTAATAAGATCAATATATGCTTTACGTTGACGATTATAATTATTAACGGCGTCTACAGCAGTAAGATAGTCGTTCTGTCTTTTATTTAATCGCTTTTTATCTCTAGCAGATATTAATCCGTCGTCTAACTTTCTTCCTTCCGCTTTCTTTGCAAAATTTAAATAGCGTTTCTCTGTGTTTTTCTCTCTAGATGTCAACCCTTTTCCGTTGAAATTTCTATCGAATCGTTTATTTATTCTATTAATTTGTTTTGTTTGTTTATTTTGGATTTTCTGTTCTTCTTCGGTTTTTGCAGGTTTTCCAACTGGCGTATAATCATAGTCGCCATAAATATGATAGCCGCGCTTCATTCCTGCTCTTCCATAATGAGCAATAAATTCTGACTTATCTACCGCAACATAATGTCCGTTTTCTTTTATTAAACAAAGAGTGCTCATAAATATCTTGCAACCTCCTTAAGTATTAGATTTAATATAGTCGCTTTGGGTCTTCATTCTAATCTCCAATTCCTCAATTCTCTTAGACAAAGCTTGCCCGAGAACGTTAGACGAAGGAGGGTCGAACATCTCTTTCACTTTAAATGGAACATACATCTTTGCAATGTTAATTAACAAAATATCTTGCAAGAAGTCTTCCCATTTTTCTTTCGCGCTGCTGATAGAAAAGCCGGTATCCGGTCCAATGCCCATTTGTGTCATGAACATCAGCACAGAATTTATAGTGTCAATTAATGTTCTATCGAAATCGACATTCTGAACATCGATTCCGATGGTGTTTTTAACGGTATTGAGGATACTACCGTGAGAAATAGTCGTGCTCATAAATATCTTGCAACCTCCTTAGTCAAAACAATCAGAATGCCATTTGTATACAACAAACGCATCCAACAATGCTGATACAGCATCGATTTTTTGTTCTCTCTTTCGCTTATAAAGCATTCGGTTGCCATTATTGTCTGTTTTTGCTATGCAGTTTCCCATTGTGAAACTCATTAACTGCTCGTCAAACAATAACATTCTAGCTTCAGATAGCTTTTTTAATTCGCCTAGCGGAACAGATTCCGTTTTAGCGCCTTGTTTAACCTGATCGACGTTCCAAGCGCTATTCTCGGTAATCCATCGCTCAATAAATTCTCTAGCATTATATGCGTCGTATCCAACGGCCACAACATTGTACTGTCTTTCTGCAATATGCGCATAGATGTCTTCGTAAACGACCATCATGTCTAATATTGTTCCGTCCAATACAAATAATGAGCCTTCCAGAATAAATTCTTGATACTTTTGTCGCATTGCCAGAGAAAGTTGTTCGTATGTAAGACTTGAAATATAGTTTCTTGTCTTAACACCGAATGTTCCATCTCCCAGAGGAAATAGAAAAGTGAATGCACAGAAGTCGTCGCCTTGCGAAAGGTCAATTCCAAGAGTGCACGGCATCTTCCAATATTCCCTATACTTATGTGGAATAGTTTCTTCATAGGGGAAGTAATATGTGTATCCTTCCAGAGGAATACCAAAACGTTTAGCATATATGTCATTTCGAGTAGCAGGGGCTTTTTCGGCTCTTTCTACGTCGTTCTGATATGCTTCATAGCTTACGGTAAATCCAATGTTAGGATTTGCTTTAACCCACATCTCTGGGTTTCCAACTTCTGATATGTCATCTAACTTATACCAGAAAATGCTCACGTGAGGGTTATAGTATTCGCCTTTTAATATGGACATAAGCTCCATTTTAATGGTGTCACCAGGTCCGTTTCTGACAGTACCTTCAGATGACGTAGCCACAATCAAGTAGTTGTCATTCTTCGAAGCACCTTGTTCGATAGCACCTATGACATCTTCGTTGATGTCGCAGGAAAGCCATTCGTCAACGGTCGCATACTTACATCTCTTACCCTGTATCTTATCGATGCTCATTGGAACTGGATAAAGAACAGAGTTTGAAACAAAGTTTTTGATACCATCTTTTGTGGAGCATAGTTTAGCTCTCATGTTTCTCGAACCGGTGGTATTGTTTATTGAACCATAGGTCATCATCTTAAACAACGGTCCACGAGAAACGGTAATTGCTGTTTTAAATGTTTCCAACACCTCTTCCGATTGTTTAATCGTAGGGGCGGTTGTAATTTGTTCTGTTGCACTTGGGTCACACACGAGACCATGGGAGTGAATAGCGGTTTGGTATACGGTTTTAGCTGCACCACGTCCAACAATCAGAAACTGTTTATTAATCAGTCTCTTTTTTATCTTGCGTATCTCGTAATGTCCTCCAGGAGTGTCTTTATTCGGTATGAACAAGGTTTTGTCTACAAAATAGTACCAGCCCCAGACTTGTTCGCCCCAGACTTTGAAACTATCTAGCAAAACCATTGGCGAGCCGTCAGTAAGAACTAATTCGGTCTCGCAAAAGCTAATCCAGGCCTCAACTGGCTCTGGGTCGTAGTAAATGGCAGGGTCGGCTATTAGAGACTCAATTCTGTCCATTTCCATTGCGATTTCCCTGCAAACAGGAATATCGCCTCTAAGTACGGCATCTCGCCAAGCGCCGTAGTATTTTGGTACTGCGGTATTGGATAACACCGTAATCACCTCTTTCTTATTTTTTCCAGAGGCACGTATCCCCTGGTGTACGTTCTAGCAGCATAGGTGGTTGCTGTATGTCTCTTCCGTAGGTAAGAATCTTATGCGTTTCCGGTGAAACACAAATCAGAAACTCTGGATTAAGGAGTTTGTCGGAGTGGTCCTGAATATCTTGCAATGTTATCGGATTCAGATGATGAACCTGGGCAAACTTGTAGATGTCATGACCTGGAACTGCAAGGTCGCATGCGTTGTCTCTGACAATCACAGAATATCTTGCATCTCTCCACTCTTTGCTTCTGTAGAACATTTGGTTGAACACTCGAAATGCTCCGAATGTTTCTTCGCCAACCCGCTGTGGGTCATAAACGTATGCCAGTCGTTCTTCCCATGTGGGTAAAGCGATTAATTCACTATACGTCCGAAGAATCATCGTCAAACCCCACTCGGTATGCCTTCATAGCGGCGATACCCTGTGCGAACATTTCATCATTGTGTTGTTGTGCACGAAGTGCATCCGTCTTTGCAACGATAAGTTCTTTCTGCCTATCCAAAATTTCTTGCTCGAGTCTAGCTTGGACTGTTCCAAGTTTAAGGTAATGGGTGATTACTTGTGCCGAGGCCGTTCCATCTCTTAACTGCTGTTCCGCAAGTTGAATCGCTAAATTTATCATGCGTTTCTCTTGCGCGTCGTCAGATAAGGCCGGCCGTTCGTCCTGTTGTTGCTGATATAAATCGGCCATGATGTTACGTCCTTTCTTAAGTTTTTGTAAATATCTTGCAAGCTGCTGCCCTTTGTGGAACCCAAAAACAATGGAGGTTGTTTTATATCGTGATGTAAAGGAGGTCATCAATGGACGTGAAGCGGGGTGGGCCATTTAACCACGTATCGAACGCGGCACTTGCGAAATATCTTGCATCGATATCTTAAAAGGCGCACAATTAGACAGCGTGGTTACTCATAAGAAAGAGAATAAAGCATGAGTGGACCCTAATTGCGCGCTTGTTAAGATACCGATGAGTCGAAAATGTTCTAAAATATCTTGCATAGGGGGGCAAAACACCCCTGAAATTTTTCCCCCGGAAAATTTTTGAGGGGGCCGGCGATTAAGAGGGGGGTATCTTTTTACGGACCCCTCCCCCTATGCCATCGGTATGAGAACGAAGGGGGTAAAAACGTTAATCTTCTTCCCCAACAACCTTCACATACATTTTTGTAGGATTATTGGCTATTATTTCATCAATAACCTGTTCAATTTCCATCTTATTTTCGTGTTCCATTAAACGGTCAGATGTTTTAGCCATTCTTGCAAGTAATTCGCAAGTATGGTAACCAGCTAATTCATCCCAGTCATACCATTTCTGAAAATCATCAATTGGAGAATAGGGATTGTCTGCGGTTGTAATGCAGACTATTCTTTTATTGATGGTGTTCATATCGAACTTCGTTTCCATATTTTATCTATTCTCCTTTCATTGATTTCTGTATTTATTGATGGTTGCTACTGATACTCCGAAATGCTCTGCTAACTGGGCGTTAGTATATTTAGGTGTGATTTTACCATTTACTACTGCAGTTTGATTAATCATCGCCATAAATGAACGCATCTTATTTTCGGGAATTGATTCTGTTTCTCTCGGCATAGCAAGCTGTTTTAATCTATCTTCATCTACATACTTGAAAATTTCCATTAATTCAGATTTTGCCAATGCATGAGCTTGTATTGCTTCCCATTCTTTATCAGAAATCGTTATTGCTGTTCTTTTTGCTCCGATTTCAGCTCTGGCTTTAACCATAGCTTTTGCTTCGAGTTTCGTTCTGTCGCCAGCAGTGTTAAGAGTCGGGTCTTCAAGAAGTTGTTTGTTTACAATTTCTCTCATTCTTCTCAATGCTTGTCTTTCAAACGGAGCATTTTTCTGAGCAACATCAAGCTGAGAACGAAGTGAATTTACTTCATTAGCATACTTTTTAGCTGCTTCTGGATCTTTTCGAGCTTCGTTTTTCTTAATTATTTCAAGACGAGACTTGTTCGCCAAACTCTTTAACAAGTTTGCATAGTCAGCATACAAATATTCTTTCTCGTTTCCATTTACAAGTTCTCTTGCATCATCAACTACAGACATCCACGGAACTTTAACCATTCTGGTATGCTGCTGAATCTCTTCGCCTTCTTTAATTGGAACTTTTACTTTTTTATATAGTCCATTTGCTCGACGAATTGGTTTTCCGGTTTCATCTAATTCGTTTTCGCCATATCTAAACCAATTTCCATTTGCATCTGGGAATGCATCAGCCTCTCTATTTTTCATAATAGGCTGACCATTTTTACGATACATTTGCTTGCCGTTGATGTCTAAAACGGGTTCTTTCCATTTTACTGTATAATAATACAAATCGTCGGCGAGTTTCTTTTCAACTTTACCGGTTTCCGGATTAATTACTCCAGAACCTTGAGTTTTAGGAATCGGTTTTTCTTTTGACGAACGAGATATAATAGTACCTGCACCGGTTGAAACTCTTGTTTTTCCAGTCTCTGGATCGACAAATATTTGTTTCTGATATTTTTCTTTTAATGATTTAATATCATTATCTTTCTCAGAAAGTTTGTAATCATACTTATGTTTGAAAGCATCGATAACAACCATTGAATGCTTAACGGCTCTTGTTAATTCTTCGTCGTTCGCGCCTGCCAATGTCATATCAGTTATCAAGTTAGAAATGGAGCCCATTTCAAGCTGGATACTAGATTTTTTCATCAATTTAGCACCGGGACGGCCATCAACGATGTTTCCATTATCATCAACCTTCAACTTATATAAGGCATCCATATCAAAGTCTACAAGACCTTCCAAATAAGGACGATGTGCAACATCGAACTTATCTGTAATCGGTATTGTCAACGCAGTATCGCCATCAAAATCAGCACCAGATAACTGAGCGGCTGCTTTAGGATTTATTGCAACCATATCTTTAGCTTCTCTTGTATATAAGTCAATGGCTTCTTGATTATTGTTATTAACAGTTAGATATGGTATTTCAAACGTACCAGAATGCGGGAATCGAACTAATGCCAATTTTGTTCCATTATAATAGTTTGGAGCAAAACACTCGCCATCTTTAATTGAAGGAGCAGGCAAAAGAACATGATAACGAGCATTAGGAACACTTGCCGCTTTTAACTGATATGCACCAGAATCGCATGTTGTAGCAAATCCATCGAGCAAGAACTTTCTAACAGTGGGATTAGTAAGACTCATAATCTCATCAAATTCTCTCTGTTTTTGTTCCTTGGTTAATTTGAGCTGCCGCTCGATTGTCTTTTTCGGCTGCTTCGAAAGAAACTGAGAAGGAAGTTCTTTGCTCCATTCAGCCCATTCACCTTCGTCGGAACGTTTATTAATTGCACTTAATTCTTTTTTTCCTGTCACTGGGTCATAATAATATGACTGACCGCCATTAACATTTTCATTAGGATTGTCAGGGTCATATATACCAGGAGTTATTAACGTTTTAAACGGATTATCCCAGTCTACAGGAGCGCCAACAGGAGCTGGATGGTCATCAGTTTCACCTACATGTTTCAGAGGTTTCAACGCACCCTGCCATCCTTTTTCACGCGGCTTATTACTATTGACAATCATATCATATCCTTCAGGAACATCATCTGAATAACATGCCATACCTTTGATATAATGTGTATCGTCAACATTAATTCTTACCTGACAATAGTGAGAACCACGAAGGTCTAAATCTGGAACGCCACGTCTAATTTCAATCAAACCATCTTTGGGTTTTCCGTTTTTATCGCCTTCATCGTCTCCATAACGAATAAATATTCTATTATGGTCAACAGATTTAGGTCTAACAAATACAGGATTTACAGTATGTGTATTTCCGTCCAATTTATAGTTAGCAATCTCAATCTTATCTTTCATTTCATGTGCATTTGCATATGTCATGTCAGGTCTACGCAATACTAATACCGTTGTAGAATTTTGAGAACCTGCTTGTTTGATACGGACAGGTGCTGCTTTATAACCTTGCATATTCAAAACGGCGAGGGCTTGCTCCATTTTGTGTTTTGAACATCCAAACATTTTCTCTGCATATTTACCGACGTCTACCAAACCGGTTCCTTCATCGCACTGTTTTTTAAGTGCATCGGCGATTGGTGAGATGCTGTCGTTTTCCAATTTTGCACGATTCTTTCGTATATTTCTTACGGAAGATTCATGAGGATATCCGAGTCGTTTGGCAATTTGAGTGTCGTTATATTTAGGTGTTCCGTCTTCATTCTTCAAACCACACAAAAACCAAACTTTATAGTATTCATCTAATTTAGCTTCATGTCGTGCAACAGATTCCTGCGCCTTCAATTCCGACGCTGTTCTCAGACCAAATCTCTTAGCAACAGCTGTTTCACCAGTCCAAGTTCTTCCTTTAGCATCAATAAACGGTTCGTTCTCAAACCGATATTTAGCTATATCCTGTAAGAAATCTTTAGCATGCTGATACGGAACCTTACCGGAACCATACTCGTAACGACCACTTCTGCCGACAAAACCTTCCTCAGTCAAATCGTCATGACCACGACCTTCGTGCATGATATAAATCATGTCCGTGTCATACCCTTCGAAGTCGTCATATTCGGTTCCAAAATATTCTAGGCCCAAATATTCTATATCTTCAGCCATTGGTATCACCCCTCTTCGCGTTTTATTTTCATTAGTATTTTTGTGTTACTTACTATCTTATCGCATATATGTGCGATTGTGGTTCCATCCGGGTATTCAACATAAATGTCGTCATTTTGATAAATGCGCAATTCATATGTCAACTCGGCAGGGGATACCTTGTATTCCAAACAAAATAGAGCAGCATAAATTTTTAGCTGCAACATTTTAGTAGGAGTCTTTCCGGTCTTTAAATCATGGATTCTTAGAAACTTTGTTTTTTGGTCAAATAGAATCGCATCAGCGGTGCCAAAACAAAACTCCGAATAATATAATAATACTTCAGGACTCATTCCAAATCCAATAGCATCATTAACATAACTGTTAAGTGTTCTGTTTGTATTGGGGAGTTTCTGTTTCATATCGATAAGCTGCTTTGCAAGCTCGTGATATTTTGTACCTTGCTCTTTAGCGCGCAATGCTCTATAAACTTCAACAAGTTTGTCTCCGTCATAATTAAGCCACGCGTAATTGCTTCCGCCAAGAAAGGCGTGTTGGCCGTCAAGACCCAAATGCTGATTCCATTTCATTGAATACTTCTCCTTCATTTTCGGGATAAATAAAAGAGCCATAACTTGCGTCTTTGGCCCAATTAATATACCAGTCTTGATTAGGTTGGTGTTTGGCATTCTCGGATGTCTTAACTTCTAACAATGCCCATTTGTTATTGTAGAAAACAGTGAGGTCAGGAATTCCTTGCAAATAATTACAATCATTCTTTAAGACCATGCATCCAGGGAATCTTTCTTTGATACGTTTAATCAACGCTGCTTGGTAAACGTTTTCAGTCATCCCAACAAATCCTCCTTAAAAATTTCTTCGGTTTTTTTATTTTTACGTGGAATAGTAATTCACCACGTTATAGCACTCCATACGATACTTCCTTTGTGTAGTTCTTACTAAATATACTTAACTACCAAGTTTATATTTAGATTTCTCCTTAAAAATAAAATGAGGGATGAGAAATGTTTATCAGGCCGGATAGGGGCTTCAGCGGATAATTTTTTCTCTCCCTCATATAAGAGCAATATTTTTTTGCGAAATTTTTAGCCGTTTTTTATTAAATTGGCCAGAAACCCAGTTTTTCTCTTATATATTTTAAAAATAAAAAAATTTTTTTTATAAAATAAATAGAAAAAAAGTGGCCATCTGGCCACAAATGACAAAAAACAGTCAAAAAACGCCAAAAAACGCCCAAAAACAACCAAAAAACGCCATTTTTTAACGATTTTTGTCAATTTACTGGCCAGTTTTTCACTTAAAAATTTCTGGCCACTGGCCACTTTTTCTGGCCATTTTTGCATTTTTGAGGCATTTTTTACATTTTTCGCAACACCCCAAATATGCAACTACCCCATTTTGGCCAGTTTTTCTGGCCATTGGCCAGTTTTTAAAAATCAAAAAGTGGCCACTAAAATAAAAAAATAAGGGGCGTTTTTGTTTGCGCCCCAAATTTTATTCCGATATCAAAACATGCCGTTTTCAATCGATTTCAGTCGAGCCTCAACCGAATCGACATACTTTTTCAATGCCGCTGAAAATGTCTTTAACTTGAAATATTCGGTCAGCACATAGAAAAGCATTATCAAGTTTGTTGCCATTAATAAACCATATACAACGCCTCTTTCCTTCTCCCAGTTCCCAATCGGTACAGAAACTTTTTTCATTTCTCTTTCTCCTTTTCAAATTTTTCTTTGCAATATCTTGTGATAGGCCAATACCGTTGCGTCAACAGTATCACCTCGCCATGGGTTCCAAGACTATATAGATTGCCAAACGCCCAATACAAATTGGTGAATCGCGGATACTTGAATTTTTCCTCACCATATTCAAACGAGTTTCTATCCGATTCATCCAATATAATATTACATATATGATCGTCCAATTTTATACCATCCGTTCGAATAATCTCGTACTGCTCTTTACTTGTTACCGCCATTATCGAACCTCCTACGTATGTAATACCGGCATTTATGATATACCAACTCCTCTACTTTTGGCTGCTGAATGCATACACATTTTTGCTCTTCTCGACCGAGATATCTCTTACAGTTATCGCATTCGCCATTGCAGTTACCCCCTGCGATTGCCGTACTGTATTCACAAGTCTCGCATTGGCTTTTAAAAATATTTGCTCTGATTTTACTTGCGTCCATTTTTTTCCTCCATAATAAAAATAAAAAGGACCAGCAATAAATTCCAGTCCCTTTTTTCCCTTTAAATATTGGTTTCAAAACTCAAGTGATTGAAATCTCCGTCGTCATCGTCCCAAAGGATTACAACACGTATCTCATCTTTATCTTTTATTTTTTCGACTCTAAACGAAAATGTATCCGAAAGTCCGTTTGCTAATGCTCGTAACTCATCAAACTTAATTTTTGTTAACACCGTCGGAATGTTTGATTCAGGTAAAGATATGTTTCCTTCCTCTCCACAGATGACATGAGAATAATTTTTCATGTTTTCCATTTAGTTCTTCTCCTTTATATTTATTTTAGGGTTCCATATAAGGAGAAGAAATATTTGTGTTTATTCCCCTGCAATCAATTCCTTAGCATAAGGAAGCTTCATAATCTCGTTACAGAAGTCATGCCATTCGTCAAGCTTATGGTTTCTACGCGCTTGATAAATATTGGCAAGAACTTCGTAATTCGCAGTCCAAGTACGTTTTTGATTATAAGACGAAGGAAGTAATTGGATTAATTGCCACCAATATACTTTTTCCTTGGTTTCCAGGTATTTGTCTCGGCATACGTTAAGCATGGCAATTGTTTGTTTAAAAACGCCAGAAGGAGACATGGCGATGTGGCTTTCATCAATGCTATATGATACCGCGTCGATAAAGACATCGGATCCTCTCCCCAACAAATGCTCCATACTAAAATCGTCGCAAGTAAACTCTTTTGCAGCAATCTTATGCATAGTGCTGCATGAATTAGTCACTGTAGATACCTTATATTGGTCAGCTTCCTTCCACCAATATAATGGTGCCGTAATATCGCATGCTACAAAAATTTGACGCATGAACTTCCGGTCATCTGCTCCGCCATGACGAAGGCGTTTCATAAGGTCTAAATCGTTAGGACCCAGAGTGTCATATGCACCGAGAAAAAATTGAGAGTCAGATTTGTCCCAGCTATTCATTGGGTTGCGCATTCCTCTTACAGCGGCTTCCCAGCCATATGTTTCAAAAAATTCTACTTTAATCATTCGGATTAGTCTCCTTCATAAAATCAATATATTGTTGGTTGAAATCATGTTCGTTCTTGAAATAACCGGCCTTTATCAAAACAGAACGAACAAGCGCCATTTCAAAATCAGTAATATTATATGATGTGTATACCACCAGATTGTCGAGAATCATCATATAGACGTCATTCTTTTTGCCCATTGCCGCTGTATCAATTTCATCCTGATAATAATACTCATAATAGCGCTTTGCGGTTACTTTATCTTCAAATTCAAACAGTGCGATTATGTCTGCACTGTAATCGGATATAATTAGAACATAGTTCATGTATGTAGTGTCGTCAAAGACCCATTCGCATAGATAAGGATAATCTTCAATCCAATAAAGAGCCTCTTCGAACGTTTCGAATTCTTCGTAATTTTCGCCATCATAGGTTTTAATTTTGTATTTGACGTTCCTGTCATCAAAACTCTTTACAATATCCGACCAAACATCCTTCCATTCATTCGTGTCTTTCTCGAACAGACCGGATACAAATCCGATGACTTTATCTCCGTATGTACAGAAAAGAAGGCCGAGGAATACAATAATGCAGATGATAATAGTTAACGTGTTTTTTGTTTTAGGTGTTATCATATCAATTCTCCTCTGCCTTTAACATATTGATAATCTCTTCCACGAGTTTCTCGAATGCATCGATTTTCTCCTGCTGGAGTTTGATAATCTCATCTCTTATCTGCAGCGATGCCTCCAATCTCTCAATAACAGCCTGTTCGGGTTCATTGTTCATCTTTTCCATCTTCTTCATTTCCTTTCTTTAAATTATATGCTGCTGTCAGCACCATTAACAATCCATTTTGGGCAGCCGTAAATGCTGCCCGCCAATGTTCATTTTCCTTTTTTCCTTCAGTTTCAATGCAGGCTTGATTAAATGCATCGACCATCTCTTGGATAGCATCAATATTTTTTACAGACTTTTCAAATACTTCGATATCCGAGCCAGAGTTTAACTGGGCTAGTAAGACCATCGATTGTTCAATTCTTTTTGTCGTTTGTTCTGTTAACATCCTGCAACTCCTTATCAAGTTCTAAGATAAAAGAAAGATTACAAGCAACATGCCACATATGAGGCAAACCAGACTCGCTGTCAATAGCGTGAGGGTCATCCAGGCACGCACCGATATGGCGATACAGAGCGTCATAATAGCGCTCAACCTCAACAGTTTTCCAATTATTCTTCTCATATTTTTTCACTCCAAATTCTCTTACTCTGGCCACTGCTTTCCACAGTTCGTTAATCGGGGCAAGAGATAACTGCGGTTTACCTGCATCGGCCTTGACTTCTATTTTTGTTTTTGCCTTTTCCTCTGCTTTAGCCTTAGTTTTTTTAAAATGGCGATTGTTCATGACTTTTAATTTCATTCTCTTTCTCGCTTTCTTTTACATTTCTTTTTTAATCCGCTTCGTGATAACCGTAGCAAAAGATGCGATAATAGCCATTGTAGGAATAATAACCTGCGTAATCCACAGGCGTACTTCTTTTCTTCTCAATCTCTTTTCAGTTTTACTCATTAGTTTTATTCTCCTTTTCCCAAACATAACCATTGTATTCTTGAATAAATACGTCAGCCAATAATGGCGCGGTTGTTGCATGTACCTTGACTTCCGGGTCCAAATTAGACTCATAATAAGCGCCGCCAGGAATGAGCTCAACAGCCTTGCCAATGATTACAGATTTGTCTGTCTCGCCGTAAAGTTCAAATTCATAGTGGTCTACCTCTTCAGTTCCTTCTTTTGTGAAGACAAATACTTCACAGGGAATACTTAGAAAAATGATAGATTGAGCTGCGACAGGAATAATATAACCCATGTTAAACCTCCTTGTTAAATTTAGAATTAGTTTTTACTTTTTTCGGATGCCGCATCTGATGACGACGTTCCTTAACGTGTTTATTCCACATTTTCCATACTACCTCGTCCGAATCGCTCAACGAGCAGACGACGGCATCGTAGCTATAGCAATTGGAATTGACGCACATGACGGTTTTGCTGTAATAGTCTTTCGTCAGTAAGGGTTCCTGCCCACAATACGGACAGGCCCTTACACGGATGGTCTTATATTTTGTAAACCATTTTTTCTTATGCGTAAAATTTAATGTCGACATTATTTACACCTCTCAATAGTTTGGATGGAAGGCTGCAAAATAAACCGACGAATGCCCTTGGACATTCCAACTCCATAACCAGTATTGATATCCCCCTTTTTACGAGTTTCGCATGTGGCTGCACCACGCATGATACTGCTTACCTCATATTCAGAAGTGGCAAATTCAATTTTATCGGCAACAGAGTCCGGATAGTTCAGAAGACCTGCCGTCTCAAGAGCATCGGCTTTATATGTCATAAGCTCATAACAAGTCGGGCAGAAAGGAACGTGATGTGTGTCGCTGGTTTTTCTTTTAGACCTACGTTCGTCTTTGAACGGAACCTTGCACAGGGAGCAACGCCCCTTCAATTTCCGAATATTTCCAAAGGAATAGGACTCGACAACGAATAATTGATTGTTTCTAACATTCTTTGTTTGAATGAATGTAGAGCCTTTGAAATCGGTGTTTGTGTTAATAAAGTCCTTAAAATCGCATGCGTCGAATCGATTCGCTTTAATTGTACAATTGTCAAAGATTGCAGCGTGGAATTTCGAGAATGTCATGTCGCAATGTTCAAATGTGCAATCGATGAACTTCGCATCTTCGAAGTTAGTGTTAATCCATTCGCAGCGTACAAATCTGCAATGTTCGAACACTGTCTTTTTGCAGGAACTGTTGATGATTTTGCAGTTGTAGAAGGACTCATCTTTCAAATGTGCACCGTCGATGTTCAGAGGGGACAGGTCATAGTAGGCCAACGTGAAGTCAATGTTGGAACCAGAACGCCATTTCTTCATTGCAAATTCTTCCGTCTTTTTGATAAGGTACTGATAGTTGTTCATTTTTGTTCTCTCTTTCTTTATAAAATATTTTTAAAAATAAAAATAGGAGGGGCACCTTAATTGGTGCCTTCCTCCAGAATTTCATTTAGTTCGATAATCCGTTTGTCAAACTTAATAATAAATTTTACCAATGTTAAATTTACTTTGTCGAATATGTCCAAGACAAACCTTATTTCGACCATTTCAATGTAATTTTCACATTTTCTTATTCTTTTTGTCAACCATACGCGTCCTTTTTTAAAGACCGCAACGATTGATGCACCAAGAATTTCGAATGGAAAAGATATCAAAATGATAACGAGTCCAAGCAGTCTTTTTAAAATTCTTTTTACATTTTTCATTGTTTTTTCTCCTTTTAATTTTATTAATGGATTCCATATAAGGAGTAAAAATTGTTGCGAGTGGTGCCCCATCAGGGATTCGAACCCCAGACCAACCGGTTATGAGCCGGCAGCTCTGACCGCTGAGCTAATGGGGCAAAATAAAAAGAGGAGGGGCTCATTGCTGAGCCTCTGCCTCCTTTTCAGTTGCCTTAAGTGATACTTCATCCAGATTCACTCTAGTTTCAGGTTTTGAACCATCAACAAGATTCATAACGTCCTCGCCAAATTGGCCGAGCTGATCCAATCGATAGCCTTCTGTGCTGATATAGCAATTGTTGAGTTTATACTTCAAGTCGTCGCTCACAACAAAAGTTTTAGGGTCAGTGACATGCACGTTCAATTTCATACCAGAATCTGTAAATGTGCTTTGAGCAGTCCCTGTCGTTCCCGACATAGAATACATCTCGTACATTTCTTTTTCCGGAATTGCATCAATACGTGCTTTTTCTTCCTCTTCGACTTTGTCGTTTGCTTTCTTAGCAACAAACGCCAAACCAAACAGACCGGCGATAATACCGATCAAACCAGTCAACGGTGCCAACCATTCTTTGTGGTCGTACCAAAACTTCTTGATTCTTTGCCAAAACTTCTTCATAGAGATAACCTCCAAAAATTTTTAGTACACTTACGTGTCCATATTAGGACTATATTTTTTTGCGAATACATCCCCGACAAATTTAGATTCGTTAAATTTCTTCTTAGTCGCAAGAGCCCTTGCTATAGACAATTCAATCGGAGCAGCTGAACGGAGAATGTAATAGTACAAATCAATGTATGGCGTATTAGAGCGGTCAATACGGCCCATAGATTGAATCATAACGCGGTAGGAATAGTTTTGACTATAGAACACAATTGTGTCCGTTGTAATGCAATTCCAAGCCTCTGCGCCACTACCGTAATTAACCAGATAGACCCAAGAGTCTCCTTCCGGTAACGGGTCGTGCCTATGTCCATTCTTCTGTTTAACTGGTATGCAATCTCCAAAATTGATTGATAGCAAGATGTCAAGTTCGTAATCGTAGTTGTAGAATATAATCAGTCGAGGATGTTCTTTAAAGATTCCCAATATGTCTTCTATTCTTGACGGGTCAGAGTTAACAATTTTTCGCAATGCGAAACAATATTCTGCCGCATTTGTAAACGGCAAATGTGTCTCAGGGTCAACTCTGTTTTTCATCACGTCTTTATATATTATTTGATTATACTCCGCAAGACAGGTTTTCACGTGAGGTACGGTCTTACGTTTGAAATCAATATTCACGAGAAGTGATTCTCGCATCTTATAAAGGCGTGCTGTATCGATATACCGGTCTATTTTTGGATATTTTGTGAATCTAGAGTAAACCGCGTGACGTGCTAAGAATTCACTTCGTGTTCGATAGAATCCATTAGCAATAAACACCGGAATATAGTCAGACCAAGTGTCACCGGGAGTAGCAGATAAGATAATCCATTTATTTGCCCGTGCAATTTTATAGAATGCCTTAACCCACGTTCCTTTACCGGTGACCTTGTCTTCGTCAAAGATAAAGAAGGAATCTTTAACGTTTTCATATTTCCGGATGTTGTTCCAAGAATCAACAACATAGTTGGTAATATGGAAGGGAATCATTTCGTCTTCCCATTCATGTAAATCCCGTTTACTTGCAGTCGTTATGACATAAAGTTTATCAGGATTTTTCATAGGAATGAAACGGTCCCCTGTCCATCTACCGCCATATTGTTCTGTGTAATATTCCAGCGAGACGCGTGTCTTACCGCTGCCGACCCCACCATTGAGGATGCAGCCGTTTTTCATTTTCGCGACCGCATCTAACTGGTCAGGTCTTAAGAATGGCATTATACGTCAAAAGGACACTCGTCGTCGATGGCGTAGTTGTTATACTTCGTAGAGAGGTAGTCTTCTTCTCCGGTGACATAAATCTGCTTCAAATAAAGCGTCTGGATGATAGACCCGTCGCGCATCTCGTAAGGATTCATGCTTACACGAACGTCTGCGGTCAAGAACGTGAGATTGTCGAGGCTACCAATAGTCTCCTCAGTCAGAGCAGTCTGCTTCTTCCCAAGAATGAGCGTTGCAGAAGGGTCAAGGTGCTTGTAGCGTTCATCATCGTGGTAGCGAACCTTTACCTTAACGCTATACCAGGGCTTGTCGCCGGGATTCTTGGGCTCGTGAGCCTTAACATTCCAGCCCATAGCGTTGAGCTGTTCGATGATAGAGTCATCTTCTGGGGAGTTGAAGGCCAGACCGAAGTTACGGTCGCCCTTGGCATTGAACTTTGCTTCGTTACCATTGAAGTTCTTATAGATGACGGATGCGCCTTCGATAACGAGGTCGTTCTTACCGTTTTTCACGGGGATAATTCTAAGTTCCATTTTAAATACCTCAAATAATTATAAATTTTAGGCGACGAACCATTCGAAGTCGCCATACTTGCTAATTTCTGCTTTCGCATCGTCAGCAAGTTTGATGAAATACGAACGGTCTACGTCGCCGATTGTCATAGACTCTCTAACCTTTTCGGCTTCGAGCCAATAATAGCCTTTTGTGCCAACAGCTGCGTCATATTTAACGCTGCCATCTTTGGCCGTGTTAGCACGTAATAGTTGCTTACCGCCTTTTTCTTTCGGAATGGGAACAAATTCGCCAATTTTACCAATAAACTGCTTTTCATTACCATCGTCCAGATAAAGAGCGGTACTTACTTCGTTTGTGATTGTCAAATCGTTCAATTCAACAGGTTCCTTGGAAAACCATGTCTTAAAGACAAACGGTACAGCAAACTGGGTACCTGTCGCTGTCCACAAGTGCCCATCTTCTGCAAATTCAGGAACATATTTAGCAATATAGACGGCATCATTTACGATACACATCTTCTCATAAGTTGCCTCATGCTCGAATTTATAACCGTACATACGTCCAAAGTTTTGAACAAACTCAATAATCTCAGGTGTTGCATCTGCAATTTTAATAGAGTCTGTCTTAATATGAACGACTGTGTAACCACGCTTCTGTACTTCGTACTTGAGATTAATCATAAACAACGCACCGCGTTTAGCGACGATGTTATCAACGTTGCCATGCGGACGGAAGGGATTATCGAATGATGCTGCGGTCAGGCCATAAACAGAGTTGATAGCGGTCTTAAGCGCGTTAGACAATTCTTTTGCCTTCATTTCGCCTGCAATAACCTTATCAACATACTTGCTTAATTTTCCGTCGAATATCTTTCTTAATTCATCCCATTGCTGATGCTTAATTAATACTCGAGCATTCTTAATGTCTGCATATCGTGCCGTGTACCTTGGTCCAAACAATTCCTCTGCAATTGTCGAGCTGGGATGCATGGAAGTGATATCCAATAGTGCAATTTTTGTGTACATACCAGGTTCGGCGTACACGTATCCGCCTTCTCCAACTTCTTCGCCTCTGTATGTTGACTTTCCATATTCGTATCGATAGCCAGGGAACACCGGCTTTCCGTCACGATTAAAGCGCACATACTCATCAAAACCAGGAGCGAATGTATCGTCGTCCGAAAGAGTTCCCATAAAGCGATATTCAAACTCGCCTTGCGGGGTCTTATTTGAACCGAAGATGATTTTTGTTGTCAAAGAGTTTGTCGTGTCATTGACAGTCATATCAGCGATATCCGCCAAAATACATCTGGCTGTCCAGTCACCCCTCAAATGATTGAACACCGCTTCTGTAGATATAACGTCATTGTCACAATATTCTGCAACAGTTTGCCATTTTTCTTCAGGAACGGGTTGGTCCCATGGGAAGCCAAGCTCCAGATGTTTAATGCCAAGTTCAATTTCAAACTTCTTTAACGACTTCTTGTTACCGGAAGAAGCAAAGTCATAGATATCTGTATAAGATAGATTATACGCATTTCCAAAGAACGCGTCACATTTTTGACCTTTCTTCGCAGTGACAATTTTCTGAGATAAATTGTAAAGCTGGAGATTGTTATAGCCCAACATCCGAGCATATAAGATATGGTTATCGTACCTGCGACAGTTAAAGCCGACCAACTTATAGTTTGTCAAGTCGGCAACATCGTCCTTTGACGGATTAATCATTCTATGAACTTCCGGTGACCCCTCAAATTTCCAATTGATAAGGAATAAATTTGGGAACACTTCGCAGTCATAGAAGACTAACCGGTCGTCATTAGATTCAGTCGGAACATTACTTTCGGACTGCCAATGAATCTGTTCGATAGCCTTAACACATGCTTCGGATTGATTTGTTGAGCTCAATGCAAAGAGTGTGATGTCGTTTCTCATGTCAGAGATGTCGTAGGGTATACCGCTGTTATATGCGTCTTCGACTGCCTTACATATGAAATCGACAGAACACTTCGTGCTGGAATGAATCTCTTTCCTAAGATTTCTAACAATGATTGTTCGTAGAGCTTTTTCGTTTTTGAGCGCTGTAAAGTTTTGCATTTTCTCCTCCTTCATCGGGAGGCCACTGCTAATTTCTGCAATAGGAAGATTGTTGCACTTTGTCAATTTTCTTCGCAAAGAAGACCTACCGACAAATACTTTTATCTCAATATTATCAGCGTACAGCGCAGATAGTTTACTCGGGTCTCCCCCGGTATAAATGTAGTGTAGATGAATCCCTTTTCCAGACTTGCTCAATTCAGCATAAGTAGCTGGCCATCTACTTGCTGCCTCGAGATTCTTTTCAAAGGATTTGTCACCATCTTCATCTTTAATGTCAAAGTCAATCACGATGTGATTCAGCGGAACCCTGACATAATGAAGCTGATGGGTGTCTATATCAGACAAAGTTGTCGTGACATTGTCCCAAGACTGGTACGGCTTCTCGTCTGCATTTCCGTACTGTGCTGGGTAGTCTCCGGCAGCCTTATCGAATATACTTGGAATATCTGAAAACTCAATACAGGGCAAATTTGAGGGTGTAGGAGGCTCTTCTGCAGCCACTTTCTTCTCAAATATACTCTTCTTGAATCCAGAATATAGATTACGTATACGAGTACCATTTTCAGATGTTCCTCGTTCTACGTACTCCTCAAAATAGTTCTTCAACTCCTCTTTGAATGCCTTCATGGACATTGGATAAGGAACGTTAGCGTCTATAATATATTCCTTATACATATCCCATGCAGTTCGCAGAGTCGTTGAGTTGTCGTCCGAAAAGACAAAGTATTTTTCAAGCATGAAGTTATAGAAGTCGTTCGTGGCTTCCATCATGCTTGTAGGTTCATATTTGTCATAGAAGTGCTTATTGTGTTCATACACATGTTTACAATGAGCAGCAATAGCCCCAAGTTCGAATGGAATCTGTTCAAATATTTGTGTATACTCGTCAATCGGCAATAGATTACCAGTCGGCGTAACATCAATCAAACGTCTTATCAAACCAGATTTAGCATCCGTGATGCGAACAGGCTTATTTGTACCCATAAACAAGAATGCCTTGAACTTCATTTCATAAGTCGACTTATGCTTTTCATTCACAATCATTGTTTCGTGGGATACAAGACTGTTTAATTTAGTGTTATCTTCGATACGAGACAGGTCGCCGTCGTGTTGTACAGCTATTAACGGGTTATTACGAAACGCTTCCAACGCGAACGATTCATTAGTCATTCCCAATGACTTCGCGTCGAATGTCGATATATACCCATTAAATAACATGTCTATAATATTAATGATTGTCGACTTACCCGTACCGTGCGAACCATACAATACCACAAACTTCTGAAGCTTTTTACTATCGCCATTTACAATTGAACCAATTGCCCATTCGATTTTTTTTCGTTCCTCGTCTGCATATAATACCGACATTAGCCGGTCATATGCTGGATGGGGACCGTCTAATAACGGATATGAAACCCTCTTTGATGAATAGTTCTCTTTCTTTATAACGTCATTTTGAAAGATTATTTTTTCATCCAATGGAACATAGTTGTCGCACATGTCTTCATTAACATATGTATGCCAAGTTTTTATTTGACGATTACCGGAATCCCATAAAAACATAGGAACCACTTTGAACATCGTCTCTGTCTGTCTTTTCTCAGCATATTCTTGCAGACATGTGTCAATGATATCCTGAGCTCGTTGGATATCGGTAGACCATGCTCCATTTTCGTCATCCCATATTGCATAGAATGTTCCGCCTCGAATCATGAGGTCGGAAGACTTCTTTACAATAAATTTTGGCATGACAAACATTTCACTTGTGCTATTTTTTGTCTTTTCGCCGAACAAAATAAAGTCCGGCTGTTTCATGATAGATACCCCTTAATTATTATTTTCTACTAAATATCGCTGGCATTGATACCAGAGTTCTAGTTTACGCATATCAACGTTTGAAACTGTTGTAAATAGACTTCCTTGACCGTTAGGCAGATAATTTTCAGCCATAAAATTAGAACAAACAGTCCGAATGTAATTTTCATCATAGCATCCGTCTGTTTGCCCTAATAGTCCAAGACTGTCTAACATGATAACAAACCATCGGCCATATTCGCTCATGCAATAGTCCGTGATTTCCTCAATTCGCATAGCAAATGCACCCATCATTTCCAGCATCGAGCATGGACCATTTAATACTTCTCGTACGTCGTCGTGATTCAAACCCATATCGTCAGCAAATCTGATTCGATAGGACATCCCGTCGGCGTAACGATTATAGTCCATGCTCTTTGCAGGAACATATTCGATGTTATTTAAACAGTTCAAAAGTTGATAGTAGTTTTCGAGTCCTAGACCTTTCTCAATCCATCTAAAATACTTAGCCGTGATTGAGATTGTGTGATATTGTGTCATAATCAGGTCTCCGTCCGTTCGGATACCGTTGCTGATACCAGACGTGATACTCTACGTCTTCTTTGTCTAACTCGACATATGCTCGATGAGCATCAGTTACAAAGTACGCGGCATTATCATAATCGAACTCGTTGAAATGATTGAGATAATCTTCCCCCATCCAATCAATACATTCGGTCTCATCCATAATTTCGCCTTCGTCATTTGATATGATGCCATCTGTAAACATATGCCAAGTTTCAAAAGAGTAGTCTTTTTCTTGCCCAAACTCGAACATCTGAGTGAGCGGTCTTGCTTCTTTCGATGCATACTCGTTTACATATTCAGGGTCTGGGTCGTCAATATCCGGATTTTCAAATTTCTCGGTACCTCGGATTATTTTAGGGGTATCGTCGCTATCTTTAACGTCAAGTCCCCTTAGCGACGGAGTGGGGACTCCCTTAAAAGACGGTTCTTCCTCCGGTTTAGGAACTTCCGTTATTTTTTTCGTGCGTGCTTTCGGCTTTTTGGGAGCGGGCTCCTCTTCAATTTCCAACGGAACCTCAACCGGAGTCTCTTTCGGAAGTTCTTCGAGTGGTTTTTCTTTTTTACAGATAATTTCTGCAATAGCCTCGTCATAATTTTCGCAAATGACTTTTTCTCTTTTCTTCATCCAAAAGTAGGTGCCGCCAACGCCTGCGGCAGCACCCACCAGAACACCAAGAACAAACGATACACCGTTCTTCATTACAGCATTACCTTAGCCTTTCTGCAGAGGTCCGTGTAGTTGCTCTGCACATTGAACTGAAGGAACAGGTTATCATTTTCACCGTAGTTCCAACGATGAATAGAATCGTTCTGCGTTTCGGAATAGAAGGCACGAATTTTAAGACCGAAGTCTACAAAGTCATCGCCATAACCGCGAACCCATCCATATTCTGTGTACCAGCAGGCCGGAATATTCTCGGGCATGACTTTTAAGATACGTTCGGCTACCCAACCGAGAGACAAATGCCCAAATCGCTTAAATTCGTTGTTTGCCATGTTTTCGAGCTCATAGAGCGCCGAAATTTTGTTGGCCGTGTCTGCACCGCACACCATATCGTATGCCTGACACATTCCTTCGGGACCCCACAGAATAGACAACGGGTCCAAATTCTTGCCATATTCGACTGTTTCGACTTCCTCCGTTGTACCGTCTTCTTTGGTTACGGTCTCCGTCTTCTTGACGATTCCGTGAGCGAGTTCATATTCAGCATCCTTGCCATACTTCTCCGCCACACGAGCACGATATTCTGCGAATGCCGCAGAGATTGCAGATACGGATGCTGTGAGTTTATTGACTTCGTCGGTCAATCGGTCACATTTCTTACGCATCATAGCGTATGAAACGATGATAGATGCAATAGATACAGTCTCAAGAGCAATTGCCGGGAGATATTCTTTAATAACACCGCCAACCATGCCCATATAAACCTTCTTCAGGTCTTTATTTTTGTCCTGCTCAGTGTAGTTTTCGACGACACCATAATCCTGATTGATATCTGCGACGTCGTTCTTCGCCTCTTCGACGATATTTTTTGCCTTCTCGGTCTTCATGCAAGCAGATACAATAGCTGCTGCACCTGCAGTGAGACCAGTTACCAAGAAAATAACAGGGCTGGCTTCTTTTGTAGCTGCCCCAACTTTACCAAGAAATTCACTAAACTTATTCATGATTTTTCTCCTTCTCAAATTTGATTATAAGGTTTTGCCTGCGGCATTTCGATGTACCACTGTTTATCGATAGAGCTAAATTTCGGGGATACCTTGGATACGTCCGCATAAGTCCATCCCCAATTCAACCACTGCGGGTCGAACGATAAAGACGAGAACTCGTACATATCCGAAACACGTACTTTTCCGTACTTTTCAGCACTTGATAACAAGACGTCTAATACACCGCGTGCATCATCGACATTGTTATATACAAAGACCGTTTCAAACATACGCGGGCTTCTAACGGTTGTTTGCTGCGCTGCTGCCATCTGCGTGTTTTGATTGTTTACCTGAATGGTCTGTGCAATAGATTTCTGGATACGATTCGCGGTTGCCATTGTGATGACGCTGTCTTCATTAAAGAGCCACTTGTTGATAGCTGCAATGACAGCTCTTTTGATTCCGGGAAGCAGATTGTCTTGCCATAAGGTCTTACCAACATCTTTGGCAGATGCCAAAAAGATTTGGTTCTTCAACGTTTTTCCGATAGATTTCTTTGCAGTTCCTTTTGCAACCGGAACATTTTTGGGTTCTTCCTGCGGCGGATTCGTAGTCGCTTGAAGACGAGTAGCCTGTGCCGCTAAGGAATTGTCGTATTGTACTTCTGCCATATTAACCTCCATTTAAAAAATAAAAAGAGAACTAGCAATAAATGCTAATCCTCTTTTTTTTGTCACTGAGCGTCAGTGACGGACGGCTGCTCTGCGGGAGCAGTTTCCGGCTGAACTTCGGGTTCAGCAGCCGGTTCCGTAGTGGATGCTACTTTGTTCTGTTCGGCTTTGCTGCCGGCCAAAACGCCCAAAACAAACGACCCACTGATGCCGAGAAGAGCGCCAAGAATTACGCAAAGCTTCTTCCAAATTTTCTTGAACGAAAACTTCTTCATTTTCTTTTCCTCCTTTTCTTCAGTGTTGGTTACGTTAGTAGTAACGTCTGCCATTTTCAAATCCTCCAAAATTGTAAATAGTAACCAGTTATGGTTCCATATAAGTAATACATTTTTTTGCGAATCAAATACAATCCGGCAAATGGTGATGATACAAGAACAGATACATCTCACCAGTCATATGGTTAAGTCTCGGCTGGGCATATACCTGGATAAGATTATCCGGCCCCCATGCCATATTGGTTGCTTCCTGAGGAGATTCAGAGTAAGACTCATTGTCCTCAAAACCAAGCTCTCCGATATATTCGTCATAGGTCAGCATGTCCCATGAACCATCAGATAACTTGGAGTTCATATAGTCTATTTTCTTACGTACATTACGCCAAGAATCATAGACGCGGATAGTTGTAAGACCATCAACAATCAGAATCTTTTTGTTCCCCATTGATTCGACTGTCTTCTGGTCTTCTTTTTCCTTCTTTTCTTCGACCGCCTTATCAATTTCCGCTGCTTTTTCTTCGCCAACGGCTTTTGCGGTCTCTTCTTTTTGAAGTGCCAATTCTTTTTGAGTCGTCTTTAACATAGACGAGATGACTGCGGCACGCTTCTCGGTTGTGGCCTGTCCGCCAATGATAAGACCAGTTCCTGTTGCTGCACAAACGCCGGATACGACGTATGCTTTCCACGTTAATTTGATACGGTCTTTAAACGTATATCTCGTGAAGATATTCGACGGGACTTCCTGACCAGGATGGGTATCTTTGAAATGTTCGATTAGGATTTCCGAAGACTTCCGGGTTCCAAAATAAGTGGCGGCGTATCCGCCCAATGAGATTGCGGTGCCTATGGCACACATGATTGGACCAGCGTGTTTGCTGGCTGCGAGTTTGTGTTTCATGTATATCCCTCCATTTTATTTAATTTTGTCCAAAAGATGTCCAATAGTTCTGTCCAGACGTCAATTGCCGGGCCATGGAATGGCGAAGATTTGAACGTATCGATTAAATCCATCAACGTGTTTTCAGGAATCGTTATATCAAACACTTCTTCCCATTCGCCGGTGTCGCCAATGCCTCCGCAATATGCTATCATATTTTCTTCAAATGTCGTGATAGCCCAATCCGCTTGCGAATACATTGCAAATGCATTTAAAGGCCACGTCATAACGTCGTCCAAACCATACGAATGGCGATATTGTTCCGCCATATCATACGCGAGAAGCATTGTCATTCATAACCTCCCTTACTTTTTTTTCGATTCGTTGGTCGAAGAGTTTGTCGTCAATTTTATTTTTGACAAAGTTAATAATTGCTGCGACGAGCATCAACACCGTGCTAAGAATACCAAGTTTGCTTTTCATTTTCTCTTTCTCCTTTAAAAATAAAATAAGGGGTGCCATCACCCCTTGAGTTTTTTGTTTGTGTAATTTTCAACGCTTTTTTCCATGTGTGGCAAAGCTCCAAATAGTGCCGATAATCCATTCACCAATATGACGATGATTTTCGGATACGGTTTGGCTTTACCATATACAGGTTTGCTCATTGTATCACCTCCCATATAAGGAACAATACTTTTTGCGAAAAAGAAAAGGAGAACAACATGTGTTCTCCAGTTTCGTTTTCATTTCTTCAAACTGCCGAAGATAACGATAGCTCCAAGAATGATGAAACCAATGCCAAGATAAAGCATAGTTTATTCTCCTTTCTTTTTAAAGTTTCCCTTAAGATTTTTCAGTGAACTTCCTACTGTTTTGCATGTGGTTCCGATTCCTTTTACTGCGTTTCCGAAAGCTTTAGCGTCTCGTCCGATTTTTCTTACTTTCTTGGTCGCAATGCGACCAATAAGCCAGATAATCATCACGATACTAAAAATAGCCAATACAAATGCTAGTAATAGAATCAGAATACCTTCTCCAAGAGACATTTTTAAATCCTCCTTAAAATATTGTTGGGTCTTCCATATAAGGAGCGAATTTTTTTGCGAAAAAATAAAAAGAGGAGGGGCATAAAGCCCCGTCCTCATTTTGATTTTGGTTTGGTTGCATCAAACATTTTCTGCGCTACTTTATTTTGCATTTGACCTTCCATATCGCATTTCTGACTATACAAACCGGTAAATACGAATGCTAAAATGCCGCCGACAGACGTCAATGCTCCTATTAGAGCGGGAATCAACGTCGACCAAAATCTACTACGTCTCTCTTTTTTCGCAATATCTGCCTCCTGAGCAAGTCTAAGCGATTCTACTCGTTGTCTGGAATCTTCGATCTTAGCTGTCGCCTTAATTTTTAATTCTTCAATTTCCATAGTTGAATTCGCTTTTTCTTCCTCGATAGCGACCTGCTGTTCGAGTTTTAACTTTTCAATTTTTTGTCTTTCGTCTTCCTGAACGCTTTTCTTGAGCAAATCAATTCTGTCGAGAACTTTTTTGTACTCGTCTGAAACCGGGTTATATTGTTTCAGTTCCTCGATAAGATTTTTCAATTCTTTTTCTTCGCGTGTCATGTTATCACCTCCATATAAGTATCATTTTTTCTTGCGAACTCTAAATGTGACATAATCCAATTCACCAGCCGCCAATTGCTTCTCTAACTCCGGTTTATTAATTGGGTCTAAAAAGAAATAAGCGGCATTTTCTTCTTCATCAATGGTAACTATGATGTAACCCTTAACTGGTGGCGTGAACATGCGCTTGCAGGTTAAAATGATGGAACATGTCCACAGGATAGCTAATAAAACAATAATAAATATTTTCATAGTTCACCTCGCCAATCTGTATTTCCGGAACACGCAACCAGAACAAAGAAAATCACAACAATCGCAACCACACCGAATAAAAATAGCATTCTCATTTTTTCTCCTTTTCATTTATAAAAATAAAAGGAGAACGACATTGTTCTCCTTTATGGGCCTAATTAGGGATTCTTTCTGTGGTCGATAATGTACGTCGTTTCGACTGCGATAACAACAGCTTCGATTGCCATTGCAATTGCAAATGCTACTAATACAGTCATTATGTTTACCTCCATTAAAAATTTATTTAGGGTTCCATATTACAACTATATTTTTTTGCGAAAAAATAAAAAGAGGAGGGGCGTTTATTGCACCTCTACCTCCTTCTTTGAATACCCGAATCTAATTTCCAATTCTTTAATTTTTTTAGATAATTCAACGATTCGTTTATTAGCTTGTTCGACTTTCGCCCATGCTTTTTCTTCCCCGAGAGTATTATCGGTGGTTCTAATAATATTCCAATCCTCTAAGTACATCTCGAAGTCCTCGAGCGCGGACATAAGTCTCCCGTACATAAACTTCATAACCAATTTCTTCATAGTTAAATCTCCTTTATATTTATTTTAGGGTTCCATATTACCACTATATTTTTTTGCGAAAAAAATAAAAGGGGTAGTTTTTTATGCTACCCCAAGTTTATTATTTGTTGGCATCAAACCACTCGGGTTTGGTGTCATGTTCGGCACACCACATATTGAATATGTGGGTGACATACCAGTCGCCATGAAGTACATCGAAATACTTTTGAGCAACCTTCAGAATTGATTCCCGATCGTCTGGATAATCTTTGATAAGAACAAGAAGTTGAATCCGCGTCGTGTCCAATTCGTCACACGTCATCCGACATTCCAGTTTATCAACTTTCTCGTTAATAGCGTCGAGCTTATCGACAAGCATTTTAGCATAGCCCTTTTTCTTGTCATTTCTCTCAATCAGAAATTGTACGAATCCAAATATACCAGCAGAGCCAATTAATGTACATGTGATGGTAACAACCAATTGCATTTTAGTTATTTCCATCTTTCTCCTCCATAGATGCCTTATCAGCATCATCTAGGAAGTGCTGGACTTCGTCGAGGGTGATTTTTCCGTCCTTGAGTGCATCCAACACCTTGGAACCCATTTTTGCCAATTTGGTAAAGTCTTCGTTATACCACCACGTCAGAGCGGTAAATAGAATAACCAGACCGAGCGACATCCATTGATACCATTCGGCAGCAGCGAAAGACGTTTGACCGATAATGGCTACAATTTCGTTTGCAATAGAGAGCCAGTGCAAAACAGTTCTAATGATTGTGCCCTTATCTCTACTGGTCACTGCATCTTTAATTTTTGTCAGGATTTTCATTTTTCAGTTCCTCCAATAGTTCAATATATTTGTGTCCCAACGCCGTAGCATTACCTTCGTAATACCAGTCGTCATATTTAGTTTTAGGCGTGCCAATTTGACGAATCCAGTAACGTAAACCGGACCCAATAAAATATAAAACCATTGTAAAACCACCAACATTGGCATTTTGGACGCCATGCCCGAGTTCATGAAATTTGATATGGTCGGAGGAATCAGATCCGCAAATAAAGAAATCTCCGAACTCCAAACCCCCCCAGTTTTTACCTACGATATAATATACAAAACCATGGAAATCACGTTTTTCGCATTTAAACTTTTCCAGAAAATACTTAACGATTCTCGAAATAGCGTACAGACATTTTCCTTTCGTTTTCTGCAATTCGTGGAATTCTTCTACCGTTTTTGGAAAATAAGCATTTTCTACGGTGCATTCTTTCATCTGCATTGGTCTGTCCTCCTGTTTTTTATTAATTAGCAGCCACCCTTGCCGCCTTTACCGCCCTTGCTGCCCTTAGATTTGCAGCCGCCTTTCTTACATGCCATGATGGTCACCTCCTCACTCGATTTTAATTTCGCCGGTAAATCTATTTCCGGCAAGCAACCCGCCTGCAAAATAGTTCTCGTTTTCAGTCCATAATTAATGCTAAAATTGAAACTACATAAATCATAACTCATATTCCTCCGACGTGTAAATTGGAGTGCATTCGGGATATACAAACTGTTTGAACAGCTTATCGAAGTGTTTTAAGAACGCGTTAGTTACATCCCGTTTTAACAGTAAGTCAAGCTGCATGTAAGCGTCGACAATGACTTTCTGCGAGCGGTTTGTATTCTGCTCATTTATGTATGTAAGGATTTGTTCCGACGTAGCCCCCGGCGCGGTCTCAGGATTATACGCATGATTATAAATCTGTAACGCATCAGCTCTAATTTGGTCATCTGTTAATCCTCGCCATGTTTCTTGTATTGACATCTCTCTAACCCAGCTTGGACCATACACGTAAATAACAGAAAAGAATCTCTGTTTCCACTGGAACAAGTCTAAGTTAGCGATGGGGTCGTTACCATGTCTTGCGTACATCAACCAGTACACTTCGGCTGCCTTGTCAGACTCAATTGCTTTTAACGGTGAGTCATTGTAATCCGCTAAGAAATCTTCTTGGCTGCCCCAAACGTCGGTAAACAGCTCAGTACTGTAATTAGGTCCAGAGCCACCTAATGCATATACAACATCGTCAATCTCTAATTTATTTAACGTTTCTGTAGAAGCCGCAGTAGGATTAGCTTCAATCTTCTCTTGGATTACATCTGTATCAACTGAGATAACGCCAGATGTGATGTCAATACCATCGCCGGCTTCATATCCGATAACACCGGCATTTTTGATTTTTTCAATGTCTTCTGTGTTCTGAGCAACCTGCCCTTGCAAGTTGTTGTAGACTTTGCCATTGTACTTAATTTCCATAGTTTAAGTCTCCTTATTTAATATGAATTTCGCCGGTAAATCTATTTCCAGCAAGCAGTCCGCCAGCGAAATAGTTCTCGTTTTCAGTCCATAAGCTGAAGTGCATGCACGGAATATCCTCATGAATATGTTCAATCAGTGCAACCTTTTTGCCGTCTTGCGTTATTGCGTGTTCGCCGATTGACCACTCGTCGAGATATGTGACCTTTTGGCGTTCAAAATTGTAGAATTCGTGCCTACCAGTCGTGATGATTTCGTAACCATCTTCAAACCGCCAAATGTCGCGGAATTCAAGATATTGCTTATAACCTTTTTGCGAATGACGAACCTTATCGGCAGTGCCGTCATAGTTCATCACCAAGTCACCGACTTCAATTTCCTCAACAGGCTTCAACGAACCGTCTGCCATTGTTATCAAAGTACCCTTATTAAGACAAGCCGCTTGCCAAATTTCAAGGTCGATGTCAGCGGTCAGTGTCAGCAGTTCAGACGCCGCCTCCGTCCTTGAACAAGTGTAATTGTTCCACGTTGACGAGCCGTGGACTCTCCACCGAACCCAAGAACCAGTAGTTGAAGGAAATTGATGTCCGTGGTCAAATGCCCACATTCTTATCGTCTGGATTCCGCCCATTTGGATTGAGTTTTGAACAGTATAATCGCCAAATGAACCCGCGTCTGGGAATGCGCCAGCGAGGTCATATTCGGTAGTTTCATTGATTTTGATTTTCGCACCATCGTCAATGCCGCCTGAGTACAAGTAGATTTTGTACCCGCCAGCACCGCCTCCAGAAACATTGACGGATGCAGACGAATAATTTGTTACATCGTACAACCCATTTTCCGTGATTGAAATCGTTCCTCCAGTCGGCACAACATTGACAACAGCATTCTTTGCACTTGCTACATCTACTGTCCCATTTTGCGTGATTGTTATATCTCCATTCGGATTAAGGTATTCCTTAAACAATAACCCTTGAATATCGTCTATGAAGAACCGACTTGTGTCATCGCCAGAACGAGTTGAATTATCTTTTCTAAATACAACATAGACAAAATGCGTCCCAAACACAAGATTGGAATATGTGTACGATTTCCATTGAGATGCAACATAAGACGATGTTGATGGATTATATTGATAACCTCGTGTATTTATTTGAGCAGTTGATGCCGTATATACAGTCGGATACGATGCTGCATCAATGATTGATGCCATTGTATAGTCGTAATTGCTCTCCGCATAGGAATTGATGCATACAGTGAACGATGTGCAGTTTTGTATCGTCACTTTGACAATGGAATAGGAACTGTCTTGATCTTGGTTCGTTGACTTGTAGCACTGCCCATGTCCTTCATAAGTATGGTCAGCGTCTTCAACGAAACCATAATTTCCAACCTGTTCAATGGTCATACCTGTCGATGATTCAACCTTATAGTATCGTCCATTTACATAGGCGGATGTCGTTGTGCCGGTGTAATGATACATCTTTCCAGCATTAGCGGCTGTTAGTTTTGCGTCCATCTCTGCGGCAGTAGCGACATCTTCAATTCTACCGCTGATTGCGTCAATCTCTGCCGGAAAGTTATCAGCAACAAGTTGTCGATTTTCTCCAGTCTTTGCTCTAATGCTGTCTGCGATATCACCGAATAAATCGGCCAAAGAAGTATGTGTAGCCATCAGTAACTTGCCTCCATTGCTCCGAATATTGCGTCGTATACGCATTTTGCGGAAGGATATTGCGTATTGGTAGAGGTGCTCGAAATAGACGTCACCTTATTCGATGTAACCTCTTTACCCGAAAATTGCGTGTTGAGTTTACTTGCCGACCATGTTTCATTGGTAGCATATGTAGAGCTATCATTAACCGTTGCCACCTCACGCCATTCAGGATACGGAATACTGCCTCTATTGCAATACACTTTGCCGCTATAGTCCGTTCCAGTGTTTTGAACCTTAAACCAACCCGTGCCAGCTCTCCAGTTGTGGTCGCCGATATAGACAGCCTTGCCTCCATCAGGATTCAAATAGATGTCTTCCCATGCCGCTCCAGTTTCGTCAAACGAGTTTACCCAGGAATGAGCGCCGATACCGCAAATAGCTGGCTGACCTATCAGAAGCTGTCTGTAAACGCCTAACAAAAACGTCTTGTTCATGTTACCAATTTTCATTCGTCCAGCCCACATTGATTCCATTTCATCATTAGTGTGCGTTGACAAAACGTTAAGGATTGTTTCTTGTCCGCCACGAACAATCGGTTCTGTGTAGGATAGAGTCTTTTTTGACGTCGAAGTTTGATCTGTATTTAGCGTCATATAGCTTCCAGCTGGCTGTTTATTATTCCATGTAGACTTTTCAGTATCCGTAACTAATCTATGTGTGGAATCCTGAGCATAGTCGGAAAGATTATTCGGAATATTAGCAATGCTATTTGTTACAACAGATATATTGTTTTTCTTTACGTCTGTTACAGGAACCTTTGCCGTTTCAAGAATATGGCAAGTCGCATTAGTAGCACTAATTGCTGATACCCAACGGTCTGGTGTATCTGTTTCAACAACGTAAATATTATCACCGATTTTAAGGTCTGTAAATGAATGTGTTACGCCCAAGATATCGGTAAATGATGTTATAGTAATCGAGGCATCTTCTGTATTAAATACAGGGTTGGTTACTTTACTAACGGAATAGTTTGTACTCTTTCCAGCAGCAATCTCTCGAATATCTTCAGTCGTATCGTATACGGCTTTTGCAGAAGGATATTGTGTGTCTGTAGATGCACTTGACATAGACGTCACCTTATTGCTCGAATGTTCCATGTCAGTAATTGCAGAAGGTTGCACCGCCGTTGCGCCAGCTTCGGCCCCTGGACGGATTTCACTATCTATTTGCGACTTAGTATAATATCTATCGTCGTGATTATGATTCAGTGGCGCTTTAGTAGCGAGAAGAGTATTTGTCTCCGATTCGGTATAATATCTGTCATCGTGCATATGTCCAACATCTGATTTTTCATCCAACAAATCGTCCGTTTCGGATTCCGTATAATAACGTTCGTCATGATTATGAGAAAGCTGAGAATATCTGTCATCATGATTATGTACTAACGGGGCTTTCTCAGCTAATTTTGTATCAGTTTCGGCTTCTGTATAATATCTATCATCATGAGTATGTACTAAAGGAGCTTTCTCAGTTAATTTTAAATCGGTTTCGGCTTCGGTGTAATACCTATCATCATGAGTATGTCCAACATCCGATTTTTCATCCAATAAATCGTCCGTTTGACCTTTTGTGTAATACCTATCATCGTGAGTATGAGGCTGTATTGTAGCATCATCCATTTCAACAGGCTGTGGAACCACTACTTCCATATCAATTCCTGGTAATGACATAATTACTCCTCCTTATTGATTACGTAATCGACGGGGATTTCTTTCCAAAGAGACGGCGTTACTACACCAGTAGAATCAAAAAATTTAAATTGAGCCATGATTGGCGTATTGCAGCTAATCAGTTTTGTTTGTGCAGGTGTTAATGTTGCTTGAATTGTATGAATTGTGCTCGTCCCGCTACCGGATGTCGTGTAGGACAAGTCGCTTTTTTTCAAAACTAAAATCTCGTTGCCAAATTGTTCAATTGACAAACGAATCTCGGTAGAAGGATTATACCAGTCCTGCTTAAAGTTAAAGGGTATAATCGCTGTACAATAAGGATATACTGCCATAATTAACCTCCTATAAAAAGTTGGGAAACGTATCCTCAAACATAGATGTAAGTCATCAGGCTTGAGCACGCATGCTCCAAATATAAGGTATACGTTTCCCGTTTGATTATGAAATTTGGTCCCAATCGGAAGTTCCGCCAACAAATATTGACAACGGTTCCCAATCGGAAGCGCCTCCGACATAAGCTTTATAAATATCCCAGTCGGTGGTTCCGCCTATTCTTAAGCCGGATAAACCGGCATTTCGAACTGTTAATGCATATTGTTTTACAGCCGCGAACCAGTTCGCATTCTCGGCTACAGTTGCAATAATATTAGCTTGGCCTTTTTTAACACCAGTCGCAACGCCACTTTCGTTGACAGTTGCTATTTCGGTATTTGATGATGAATATGTTACAGTACCGAAAGTCGTAGTACCGGTTCGTGTAATAGTTTCGCCAACTTTTACAGAAGCACCGGATTCGTCATATTCTAGAGTCGGTGTAGCCTTATTGATTCTCCAATAATAATAACGTTTATCGGGAGCTCTCGTATCCGACCACAAACGGCTATCACTTATTGAATAAGTTAATTCGTATGGTATTGCAGATGCATTTGTAGCGGTTACCGTTCCGCCTTTCGTTATTGAACTTTGAGAATCTACTGTCGGACCTTGAACTTGTCCAGTGTATGTTTTAATTGTATTTGTAGGTGCCGTTGCGGAAATCATAATAAAATAGTCATCATCTTCCTCATAATTGTATCTCAAATTACAAGAAAAAGATACTGTTTGATTTGCCGAGTTTTTATACGTGGCACCTTGCAAATTTACCGTGACAACGTTCCTAGAATAAAACCAATTCGAGAAATACATATTATATTTAATCACGAGAGTGTGTTTATCCGAAGACAAATAGACAGTTTGATCAGAAAATTTTGTTCCACTTCGTTTAGCAGTTAATGAAACCGATCCCGCATTCTCCCATTCATATACAGATGATGTTATATATACATAATACGTATAGGTATCATCATGATCGCCATGTATTGTTTGATGAAAACTTTCGGACGTATCGCCGTCACTTTCTGGACAATAACGAATAACTGTTCCAGGGTCGGATATAGTCCAAGAATATGACTTGTCATCAAATGTTCCATCATTCCATGATACATTTTGGTGTCCTTCTGTATTTGGTAATTTAATGGTGAATAGATACGTTCCAGCCCATGTTTGAGCAGAATATGTTCCGGATATTATTAAGACCGGATTAGCGATGATAGACGGTTGATGCGAGTATCCGTCGTACGTCCACGATAATCCGGAAACAATCGGATCGTCAATTTTAATCGGGTTAATTGCCCAAGTAAGAGATTTTCCTACATAACTTTCATCCGCCCAAATATGAGTATCTTGGTTAATAATAGAAAATGTAACTCTGAAATTACCAGAATCTGTAGATGTCATGGTGCCTGTTACTTGAACTGCGGATGGAATATACGAGGCGATATTAAACGTTACTGTCCTCGATTCGCCGCTATAGTTCCATGAATGAGTAGACGAATCATCAAACGTATTCGTAAACGATGGTAATGGAATTCTTGTACGCCTAGCAAATACCGTTAACGAATATGATTTTGAATCTCCGGTATAGTTATTTGTTTCGGCGACAGAAGCGGTAATAGATACTGTACCTGGCGATATCGCTGTGACGGTTCCGTCCGCGGCAATGGTGGCTATAGACGAACTTGACGACGACCAACTAACCGTCCCGAAATTAGACGACGCCGGCCTTGAATATGTCGCTTCTTCTTCCACACGAGTGGGTGAAGTATCCATCGTTATAGTCGCAGTGCCTTTAGTTACCGTTATTGTGAACGTTTTTGATATGGTCGTCGGATTATAATTCGAATCTCCAGCATCATATGCGTCGACTGTTATGGTATAACTTCCGACGTCTGCTCCACCCCTAACCCAGAATTTTAATGTATCACTGTGAAATGATACAAATGTCGAAGAAGAACCGGTATATGTTGTTGCTCCCGTAGACGATTTTGTTACGGTTTCCATGGTTCCAGAACATTCTCTGTTTATTATGTCATAAACAGATGAATATGACAACGTTGGATTCCATGTCATATCGCTACTCGTTTTAGAAATCGTTATTGTAAACGTTTTATCATCGTGTCCTTCCTCATACGTGGTCGTTTCGGCAGCTTTTGCCCGAACTTGCACCGTATAGGTTCCGGTATTTGTATAAGCAGCTATATCTATTTTATGCGTTGATGCATTATATGATACATTCGAGCTACTTTGTGATATCATTTCGTACGAAATGGACGTCGCCGCACTTGCCGAGGCTATAGGAGTTGGCATCGTTTGTGCGGATTTTGAATACCTCCAACCAAGCGCTGTTACCGGATTCCATGTAACAGGATTCGATAATTTTTGATAAACCGTAAAAGCGATTTTAATAGAACCTTCATACGCATAATGGTTTCCATCGCCGTTGCATGCTGCGTATAGAGTAAACGTTTGTTCGGTCGTATACTGAGGATATGCTTGGATGTATATTTTATTGTTTTCATGCCGCATACCAGAAGGTAAACTGCCATGAACACCGTACGTTATCGTTCCGGAACCAGATGCTTTCGGATAATCCCAAACCTGCTCTTCGGGCTTAGATACGATTGTTAAACTTCTTTTCGCGGCCGGAGGATTCCAATACAAATCTGATGCTGCTCTCGATATATGCCAAGTCAAAGTCACTTGTCCGGTATAATTTCCAGTGCCATTAACATACATTGTGTAAGTTTCGTTATAATTCGAATTTACAGCACTTGTAGTTCCAGTCAAAGAATATGTCGGCGCGTAACTCGTTGATGTCCAATAATAAGCATCCTGATATTTCCTAGAGCCGTCGTATGTAAACGAATATCGCGCAGACCAAGTAGTTATGTTATTAATATCGTACGCCCAAATATACCATGTGCCAGTGATTACCTCGGTCCCACCACCAACCCAGTTTATATTCGTAGTGTCGTATAATGTGACAGACGCAGTATATGAACCAACATTTTCTGCATTCCACGTACCACTTTTATACATATAGTTCAGATCGTCGCTATATAATGATGGTCCGTTTGTATTTCCAGGTTCGTAATCTCTTGAACCGCCAGCAATCACGGGCCGTGAAACAATCTTTTTTTCTATTATCCACGTCACCGGCCACGTTGTCGAACCATCGTCAGACCACATATGATTACTATCAGTAGTCAATGTGATACTATAGCGTCCGGCCTGGTCAGCATCGGTTTTTCCGTTAACAGTATAAAAATCGGTATGCGATGCAGATTGCATTACATAATATCTAACGGGACGTCCATTTTGTCGAGCAAATGTGTAAATTAAAGTTAATGTTGGTTTCGCAACACCCGCTTTTGTAATAGTTGCGGTTACATATTTTAGACCAGTTGACTCGTCTCCCCAACGATAATGAATTGTACCGGTGTTCGACGGCAAGCTAAAATATATATTATACGAATCTACACCAGGGCCTACTGTAAACTCGTCGTGAGAACAGCGGCTATCGTAACTGATTTTACTACTGAAATCAATTCTCGAACCGGTCCATTCTGCCGTTCCGGAAATGGAAGGTGCTGTAATGTTTACCCAGCTCCAACCAGTAACCGAATACGTACCAATGGTACTGTAAGCTCTGCTTTGTCCTCCATCTGTTACAGTAACGTCGGTTGCTTGAATTCTGATGGTGCCGGAAGAAGATGAAGGAGTGATTGACAAATTAATATTAATAGTTTCTCCGGAATATGAAAAACTAGTAACACGTGCTGTACAGCCGCTTTGCGTTGTAACGGTAACAGAATGCACGTATGTTATATCGCCCTTTAGATCTTCGAGTTTGCATGAACAAGATGCCGAATATGTTGTTCCCTTTTGTCCACTACTCGACATAAAATACCAAGCAAAATTAGCCATTATCAACCACTCCTTTCATTATGAATTTTGTTCTTTAACAAATATGACTCGTCCGACGTCGTCAGATGTGTATGGAGGTTTTGAATCATAGACTATGGATGCGCCAGGGAAAAGTT